GAATATTTGACATTCTAGTTTGTCCACTTCGTGGATCTACATATTCACAAGAAATACGTAATAACTGAGTGCCGTCTTCATGTTCTGGAACAAAACCATGAGCATATAATTGTTTAATGACGTTATCATAATCGATTTTAGAAATGGGACGCGATAATTTGGTATTTGTGCCAAAGCGGATTTCTAGCTCACTAGATTTACGACCCGTGCTCACGTAGGGATTACTTTCTAAATAATGTTTTACTATGGTTTCGAATTCAGCCTTTTTTTGGATCAACGATTTGGGAACTTCGACCCGGTCATTGCCATCTTTACTAGGTTCCTTGCCAGTTTTTTCTACAAGTACCGTGACATCCTTTTCACTCATAATATATTATCTTATATAGTAAAATAATATATTAATATGTCTTTATTCAATTTTTCCCAAAAAGTCACTATTGTTATTTCCATCTCATCGCTTCAGTTAATTCTTCATAAAGTTCGGCCTTCTTGTATTTATAATTTTCATCAAAACCGCCTAGTCGTCTAGCTAGTGTTTTAAGCTCATCAGTTTGATAATTTGTAATAGGTTTGAGTGGTCGCAAATGACTTTCTAAGCATACCATTGGTTTTTTGAATTCTTCTGCTTGCTCTTTAGAGAACGAATCTGTGCGAATTTTATATTTACCAAACGAATCCTTTTGCAAAACAAAGGTTCGTGTCAAATCATTATCCCTATCTGCCTTGAAATCGAGCATGAGAGCACCGGTTGAATCCACTAAAATCACATTTATATTGAAATGGGTTATCATTGCTAACATCGCCATAATACTGGTTTCTTTTACGGAGGTAATTAATTCCGACATAATTTCCTGCATAGCTACTTTCGTGACCTTTATATTTGTATTTTTCATTTTTGACAAATTTGTTTGTAACCATTTGCTGACTTTTTGTTTTACTTCTAATTCTTTCACGCCGTAATTGCGTGATACCTGTAAATATTCATCATAACCATGTACCGCAATAAAAATACACCAAAAAAGCGTGTCTTGTTGCTTGGGATAATGATATTCAATATTGCTGATCGGATTAGGACTTTGGACTATCGAATTAGGACTTTGGACTATCGAATTAGGACTTTGGACTATAGTCTCATTTACTACATTATCAACTGTCTCCACATTATCGTCATCTTCGACCACCTCATCGTCACAACCACTTATTAGAGCCGGTTCTACTTCTAAATCATAATGGTGAGACATGGAACTTATTGATGGTGCTACATAAGAAAATGGCACAGTAGAAACAGAGTCATCTATATTATTCTCGGCCTTCCGATACATATATTTTCCTAAAATTTGCAATATATTTGCACTCTGCTCTTTGTTAAAATAAAAAAGTGAATGAATTGTACTTGGAACATTAGACATTATTTATTTAGAGAACTATAAGATATTGTCGCGTTGTCTTTATCCTCTTTTTCAACAAAGAATGCATTTTTAAATTCATCTTTTTGATATTCCATCGTAATTAAAGATTCTTCTTGTAAGTTTACATAATCTATGTAGTTCTTTATGGAATCAATGGTTTCCTCAGGTAAAAAAGACAAGTTCACATAGCATCCACTTTTGTTTTCATTTATTTTACAAAGAGTTTTGGTTAATATTTTGAGAACCTCTACTTGATGATGTTTGTTCATTCCTTCGATTGTTTTTTTTAAGGTTTCAAGATGGGTTATTTTTTCAAAATTCATTTGTGAATATGATTTTTGAAAAAAAGCATTTATATCGTTTTATATTGTATTTTATTGATCATCATCATCATTATTCAGTTCAATATCACCACCTATTTGGACACGCTGGCCTCGCATTCCTTGGTCCTGGCCCTCTACTAATTTTCCAATGACACAAATATACGGGTCGTTTAATTCAAAGCGAACTCCAGCAACTCGAACCAAAATGGTAGCATTTTCTTTTATTTCACTAAAATGTTTTTCCGTAAAATGATGATCTCTGGCAACAAAGACGGTAATTGGAACCGTTCCACTATCGTCTACTACTTCCGCATGAATTCCAGCCTTGGTAATTGTCTTAGTCTTGCATTCCACTAGCATTCCTTCAACTGGATGACAAATCATAGATTCAAATGCGGTTTGAAATTCAACCTTTTCATTATTGATAGTTCCACTTGAATAGGTCATTACTTTTACGGTGCCTGGTTTAATAAACCCTTCGGGAATACATTTCCCTTCCATTTTTTTCGATATCATACGCTCTAAATTTTGCTTCACATTTTTACCGACTTCTTGAATAGACAAGGAAACCTTGGTAGTCAAGACAGATTGTGTATAAACACCATATGTTTTGGGTCCTGTGCGTTGTCTTTGGTCCATGATGATATAATAATGAGAGATATCTTTACACCATTTAGGAATATCAATTTTTTGAATATAGACTCTTGAAGATTCAAAAAATTGATATTCTTTATGTTTTATTTCTGTAGATATTGTATAAATGACTGGCAAATCTGCGGAAGTCATAAAAAAAGAGATAGAGAACGAAAATGAAGATTACAAGGATTATTTAGACGGATACAAAAAAAGTATTAAACAGTTTAAAGAACAACAAAAGAGTGTAATCGCTTTAGTAAAAAGACGAAATAACCATTATGATGCAATGGGTGTACTAACTAAGAATACAAAAGAATTCGAAAAAGCAGTAATTGCGTCGCACAAGAATTATTATGGTCATTTCATAAAGCAATGTGAAAAGGGATTAAAAGACCGAAAGGCAGAACACAAAAAAACCATGAAAGACTTACGTGAAGAGATGAAGTCGAATTCTACTAGAAAGAGATGTCCAAAGGGTACTCGTAGAAACAAATCCGGCGATTGCGTTTAATTTAGTTTCATTACTAATTCGCATTTTACACCTTTGGCAATTTATTAGTAACAAAGATAACGATGCCCAGGTTATTTTCAATGACCAAAAAATTACCCTTTCCAAGGTATAAAAAATTGAATTCAAGTTGTTTTAAATTAATTTAATTTAAAACAAAAGCAATGTCGGAGTCACGCATCTTTATCAACGTGGAGCGGTTCACAGAGAAGGATGTCTGGGGAGATAATCTGGTTGAGTCACATGGATTTCCGGGAACGTTCACCTATGGCCAAATGCACGATTTAGCTATTGCCAATAACTGTAATCTAATTATAAAGAGTGGCGAAAAGGGAAAGTGGTATCTAAAAAATAAGCCATTTGAGAGAACACGGGAGGGTCTCCGTGCCGACAAATACGGCAGGGCTAAGCATGTTACCTACCTCATTGAATATGAGGAAACTGATGACAACGGGGAAGCAACGGTAGAGACATAGTATCAGATAGCCGCAACTGTACTAATAAGTGCACGCTCTATATCAAAAAACCAGGCTCGACCACTGCGACTTCCTTCATACTCATCAAAATAGCGAATAATCATCTCTAAAATCACACAAAACCCCATTTTTAATGTATTGACCAAGATATCCTTATTATATGGATTTTTTTCATCGCCCTCTTTGAAAAACGGCCCTTTTTCGAGAACCTTATTCAATCGTTTAATAATATCATTCTTCGTATTTCCGCTACATTTTGACCCTTTGTTATTACGCGTTTCCATCATATCTTTCGTTTTAAAAACCACCTCTTCTTTTTTAAAGAGCGTCATGAATCCTACAAACTGGCTCATGTTATCTCGTGAAGTTTGTAACTTCCTCTGTATAAGTGGTAAAAAACTTCGATATTCAGTGGGTTTTGAAATAGACCATGTTTCATCCGTCCCTTTCACATAAAGTTCTATTTTATTCCCATTTGCAATGACTATACCTACCAATCCATTATATGTAAATTTTTTCCCATCAAAATAAGATTTAATATGGGTTTCGATTTCGTCTAATTTATCAATTTCGTTTGACTTATAAATCTCTTTTATGAGAACCATCCGTTCTTCAAACGAAAGAGTATCCAATAAGTGATAAATCGTATATTTCATTAACAATTCTTCCGGAATTTCGTGGATTTCAATCAATATCCGGTGAATTCGGCCAAGATGTTTATACCAATCCATCTCTCCACTATCCATGGGTTCGCTATTCTCTTTTTCTTCTTCGACAATTTCCAAATGTTCTCGAATCTTATGTATAATTTTGTTATAACCTTCGTGAAAGTCAACCTCATCTCCGCCGGGTTCATCACCACCCTGTCCATCGCCTTGACCTTGACCTTTACTTGGATTTCGTTGAAGTGATAATTCCACCAATTCTACCTCCTTCTCCTTTTCTTTTGGTAATTCCATTTTTAACAATTCGTTTTTATATTCTATTGGGATAGAACGGTCAAAAATCGAAGAATGTTCGTCAGATATTTCGACAGGTTGGAATAAATAAAATTCCCCATTATTTACTAAGTATCCTGTTCTCCCATATTTATCTATTATGGCTTCGCTCTTATTATCTATAAACCGTGAAAGAGCATAATCTATATGTTCATCCGGATATTCTCTATTAATACGAATCGCATTATATAAATGTTCTCGTTTATAGAAAAAATGTTCACGAAATAATTGTCGAATTCGTTTTACAATGGCCGCATAATTTGTTTTGGCATAGTTCAAACTATATGTCGATTTAACTAAATCTGCCTCATTAATTTCTTGATTTGGAGAACAAACGAAATTACAATTATCCATATAATCACATGTTCCAGAAAATGGTTTATCACCTATTTTAAATTCTACTTCTTTTTGACTTGATAAAAGCAGTTTCACGTTTTTATTTTGAGCATTCGCTAATAAATCTTCTACGGTTAATTTGGTTTGTCCAATATTAAGAATACAATCTACTGCAACTTCTTTCATTAATCGCGTAACATTGCCAATTTGTATTGCCTTTTTCTCAGCATATCGATACAAATATAGATCGGCAGGTTCCTCATCATTTTTTGGCAGGGTAGCATGTAAATAAATTTCAACATTGCGTTCTTTAAATGGCAGCATGCAATGGCTTAAATTACGAACACCGCGTCCAATAATTTGTTCCAGACGATTCAGGTTATACCATGGTGATAAAATATGTACTTGGCGAATATTTTTAAAATCAAGGCCTTCGGCCGCAGCTTGACTAATTAAAATAACTTTTACTTTCTCACCATATAAATTATCGTCATTTGTTGCATACTTGATATCTGCCAAATTATTGGGCGAAAATGATTTATCTCCAGTTATCATGACATATTTTGCTTGCTTAAAAGCAGCTGCCGCACCATTATTTGGTCCATTGGCTGATTCTTGTCTGGGTTTCATTGTTAACGCATCAATCGGCGTTTGCGGGGTTTTTAATAAAGATGTTGTATAGGAAGCAGAACCATAACGGGCAAAACCCATTTCTTCCAGAGCTAATGCTAATGGTACTACGCCTCCATCAATATATTGCGAATAAACAATAATTATTCCTGTTGATTTTTTGATAACTTCACAAATCTTAGCAATCTTACTGCTATATTTACTAATATTCTCGGGTGCTAAAAATCGGCCATATTTTTCAAGAATATCAGGTTTATATTCAAATTGATTTCTGAGTTCATACGTATCACGGATCGTTGTATATGTCATCGTATTAGAAAGTCCGGTCTTACCAATCATATTTTTGATAATGCTAGAATTATCAGAGATTGATTCCTCTGAAAGACTTGGACTCGGACTTGGACTCGGACTTGGACTCGGACTTGGACTCGGACTTGGACTTGGACTCACAACATTTTCTTTAAACTCTGGATTTGGAAAAATAATACCCAATGCCTCTAACGGTTCTTGTAAATGGGTATATCCAAATGACTCCATGTTCTCAAATGTCGGCATTTCATTTTCTTCACCTTGAGCCGTAAACGTATTAAATGATTTGTTTCTAAGATTATCCATGATAAATTTATACGCATTCTCTTGATACGTGCCAATCGGTGTTAAAAAAATAGTAGAGCGTAATTGCTGCAAAGGCGTTTCTATAGGTTTCAAATTCATTTGTAACTTAGGATAACGGAGAACAACTGCACCACTTTCACTAACTGCACCACTATCGCCTTCATCAGGATTCCATACAGGAAAGGTATTTTCTGGAGAAAAAGTATCTGGATAAATACGATAAGGGAAGGTATAAGGGTTTTCACCACGGATATAAGAGACGTATCCAGTGAGTTTACGTTTTAATAATTCTTTTCCATTTTCTTTATTGGGAACATCCGTTTCCAAAAAATTTCCCTCTTTATCAAAAACATCCTCAATTTTAATAGAACTACGTTTATCTACTGCATTTAACAAATTTGTAAGCCAAATAATTTCCTTATAGCTATTATAAACAGGTGTCGCCGATAATAATAAAAGCCGTATATTTTCAGCATACCTGACAATACGCATCAACAAACTACCTACTTTTTTAGATTGTTTATTATCCTGTGTAAGACTAATATTATGAACTTCATCAATAATAATAAGGCGATTATTAAAGAATTTGCGGATTTTTTGTATTTCTAGTTGTTGAATTTCCTTAGTAGAATAATCTGTCCCTTCGCCGACCTTTGTCTCAGCACGAATTATATTAGCCAGCTTATCATAGCCAATAAACTCATAATATGTTCTAATAACAGCAATAATCTGATTAACAATTTGTGTTCGGTTCATCGAATTCATATTGGACGGATTTATCTCACTTAAAAGAGCATTTCCTACACAAGTATTTAAATTCCATATTCCGTTTTCCCTTTTTAATTTACGCTCATCAAATAATTGTAGACGGAAATTATTTTGCACGTTAGGAGACGCAATAATTAATATTTTATGATTTTTTTGAACAAGTCCAATTTGTTTCATATAGCTACGCATTTCTTCTGCCACACCAATAGCTGTACACGTTTTGCCAGTTCCCAACATATGGTATAGCAATAATGCATTGTAAGGTGTTTGAAAAGATAAAAAGTTTTTAACAAACATTTGATGAGGTAAAAGCTCAAAGTCAGCATTACACATTTTATCTGCTTGCTCCTGGATAGAAAGTTCAGTATCTAATAAATATTTTGTATCATTGAATTCCTTTCGTTTGGCAATTTTTATATTAAAATTTGGGTCATTTAATTCCGGATATAAAAAATCAAAATCCGGACTCGCCACAGCTTTATTTTCGGCCTTTTCTTTATTAAATAAGAATGTATTATATTCTTTTGAATCTTTATCGCCAGGTGCCATCGAAATAGTTTTTTGTAATTCGATCTCTTCTGCTGTTAACTGTTTATAATTGTTTGCTAATAATTGTGCAACAACAGGACTTGGTTCAACAATAGGACTTGGTGTAACTAATGGTGACAATGTTTCTTTAAATTCTTCCACAAATGGCTCTTCGTCTGGCTTAGGAGCCGGATTTTGCACTTGCTCATCTTCATCTTCCTCATCCTCATCCTCACCATCTTCATCCTGTTGTTCATCATCCTGGTCAGGATGGAAAGGTTCATCAGCAACTGGGGATGGCTCAACGTCTTCAGATAACAAAATTGTTAATATTTTATCCCCATTAAATCTACCCAACGCGGGTACTTTAAGATCGTTTTTAATAATAGTATCTAATTTACTAAGGGCAATTTTTTTTGGAATAAAATAACTCAAAATCTTTTGTTTATAAGAGCTATCCTCTTGCCCATTTTTAGTCAATGCAATCATTTTCTCTTTATTGATTGGTTTTTCAAATCGCAATTCTATTCCATAAATTGGCAGCGAGTTTAATACATTCACAGCCTCAACACCATTTTCTACAACTTGTTCTTGGGCCGTTTCTTCAACTTGAACAATTGCCGGTTTAATCTTTAATTTACGCGTCCCTCTTGCTTCTCTCGGTTTTATTTTTAAATTAAATTTTTGTGGAAGAACAACAACAGGTTCAGGTTCTGGTGATTGATTTTGTTGACCACTCAAAATAGCTTTAATAATTTGATTATCTCTTTTTACATCTGCAGGATGTAATTCAGACAATACATCTATTTCTCCACGAATTGCCCTTTCAATTTGTAGCTGTGGTCTGTCAGGCTTTATTTTTTTGGTTTTTGTATTTAGTTTTTCACTTTTTTTTTTAGTACCTGAAGACATTTATATATACGTATTTGTTAAAATATATGTATATATTTTTAGACCGAAAACAATCGTAATGACTTGAGCGTGTTATTTATATTTGTAATCAGTCGTATTTTTTCTAAATTATAAGGTCGAATGGCACGAACACATTCATCGTACGTTTTCCATTCCATTTTACTTACTTCTGACCGTTCGTAATTATCCATAGAAGATGTATTCCCATTTTTCATAAAGGCCAGATAATATTTATGTTTATAAGATTTATAATTAGACCCAGTAAATATCTCTTCAAACGGGTATATATTTTGTATTGTTCGTATATTTTTAATACTATATCCCGTTTCTTCTTTAAATTCACGTAAAGCACAATCAAAATCCTTTTCTTGAAAATTTCGACGTCCTTTTGGAAACCCCCACTCAGGCTCTTGCCATGTCAAATAGTGATTGCTTTCCTCAATTAAAGAATCTAGATTGTACAATTGGTCGCCTATCAATATTCCATGTTTTAAATTATGAAATTTATCATTTGAAATCACTTCTTCAGATTTATATTGCATAGAAATAGATTGTGTGCCCCAAATACCAATCCATAATTCTTGGAATGTCTTCGTTTTCAGAGCATTTTTTTCATCATCTGTCATTTGTTTTAGCATATTCATGATATACTCTTTGTTATAAACAGAATACTTTCCTCTCATAAAATCAATATATCCTAAAGTATCCTTTCTACAAATCATCAAATATTTAAGACTATTATCATGAATGCGAAAGGTAATTAATCCCACGCTTGTAATTGGTATTTTACATTGATGATATAAATGTCCCGGTTTTCCACAATTATTACAATATTGGTCGTTCATCATTTATAATATTCGATTTCCCTCTTCAAATATAATCCGAAGCCTTTATATATTTATAGTTATACAATGCATTTTGACCCATCAGTTTGGGGGCCACATTATTGGTTTTTTATACATACAGTAGCGGAATCTTATCCAATAACCCCAAATAGTGTTACCAAACGCAAATATTATGATTTTATACAAAATATCCCCCTTTTTATTCCCGTCCCAGAAATGGGCGATAAATTTAGTGAATTGTTGGATAAATATCCAGTGACCCCGTACTTGGATAATCGCGATTCTTTTGTAAGATGGACACATTTTATTCATAACAAATACAATTTCATGTTAGGAAAAGAAGAGATTTCATTACCAAATGCTTTAGAAAAATATAGAGCTGAATATAAGCCAAAACCAGTATATTTATCTGAAAAAATAAAAACCAGAAAGCACGTAATTTATGCCCTCCTCGTATTGACACTATTAATTCTGATCTATTTTAATTATAAATAATTTATCAAATATTCTATGCATACTATAGAACGTAGAACGTAGAAAAAAGGGACGATGCGTATCGAAATACTAATTTTTATTGTTACATCATTTATTATTGCAAATATTTATACAGATGGCAAATATATAAAAATGCTTTCGTCTGGAAAAAAATATTATCAAATGGCTGGCGTGGCTTTTGCAGCACTTATGATATACGTTTTAATAAAAAGAAACCCGATGAGGGCCCAAGAAATAATGTCTACTACCAATGATTATATTAAGTATTTACCTATTGATAAGGGTACTTCCAGCATTATATCACCTATTTTAGATTTTACATCAAAGCATAGCTTTAGTAATGACCAATACAATAGTATTGATGGTGGCAATTATCCTGTGCTTTCTATGAGCAATGATCGACCCGACCATGTAGGAATGAGGCGTATGGCAACATCTGGACAAAAAGCTACAAAACGCTCCGTAAGTGAAACAAAAAAGAAATTTGTTGCATCAAGACAAAATTGGAAATGCGGTGATTGTCAAGAACAATTGACCGCTTGGTATGAAGTAGATCATGTCATACGTCTAGAATATGGAGGTAGTAATCATATTGATAATTTAGTGGCACTTTGTCGTGATTGCCACGGAAAAAAAACAACAATGGAAAATCTCTAGAAATCGGTTTAGTCACTACTATATATTTTTTTATTCTAACTATATAGTAGACAAAAATAAAACAAAAATGCCAGGTCAAATACAAAATGATAATAAAGATATTGGCTTTGTTATAGCATTGTTTTTTCCTATATTAATAATTATTTCTGGTTTTAGTTTTGTATCTATGGTTTCGTTAGATAATTCTAATGTGATAAAGACTTTCATATCACTCATCCTTTTTTGGCTATCGTTAGTAATAATCCTGGTTTTTTTGCTAATTAGTAATAACAAACTAGACCATAAAGACCTCGACCCAAAAAATACAAATTTTATGAAAAATCTTGTAAATTCAATTGGTCAAGACGAACCATCAAAAATAGGTTTTATTGTCATGACGACATTAATTGTCTTTGTGTTTTTAGTATCCAGAATTTGGTATGCAAGACAGAGTGGTGTACAAGCACCAACATTATCGTCTATACCACCCTTATCAGCAATACCAGCAATGATTTTTAGTCTAATTACTAGCTTATTTTCAACATTAAATCAACTTTTCGTAGATTTTTTTAAAAATATCACAAAAGAGCTTACGTCGAGTGAAGAAATGCAAGGGGCATTTATCAGATATGCCGGGTTATATGGATTTATCTTCATGGTAGGAGTCATTTTGTATATCGCATCCACAGACCCAGCTGCGTTGACTACAAAAGCATATGTATATACATTTTCTATAATTATTCCATTAGTATTATTGATAGGGTTTGTTGTGCCATTCTCTACGACCCAACGTAGTGCAACAAGTACCTTTTTACTTATAGGAGTCATTATGGCAGTCATGACAGCTATATTTTATGCTTACTCTTCTATGAATGCTCAAACCTATGCAGCAGTTTCTTACATATTAAATTTTATAATGATAATTATTGTTTTAATTGGCCTAGCCATTTTCTTTTATATATTCAGTAATTATTTAAAATCAATTGAAGGATTTGTAGGCTTTTTCATTTACTTTCTTTTTTATATCCCTTGTTTGATAATTGATTTTGCAAATTATATTTTGAATGAGTTTAAAATGACGTCGCGTCCTGTCTATTTTCTTTTTGTTATCGAAATTATCTTAATCTTACTATACATTTATTTACCAAAGTTAATTAAATTAGCAAATCAATCAAGTAACGTTACCGTTTTATTAGCAGATAGTGCTTTTTTAGATGATCATCAGGTTATTGGAAATAGTAATCAATTAAAAATGACTAATCAAACTACCTCTATAGATAAGTCCTCTGGCTATTTAAATATATCAACAAACAATTTAAGTACGAATAAGACATTTGAATATAGACGAACCTACGCTATCTCTATGTGGACTTATTTAAATATTCAACCGCCAAATAATATTTCTTATTCTCAAGAGACACAAATATTTAATTATGGAAACGGAAAACCCAAAATCACTTATTTTAACAATACAAGCACAGATAAATCCAAAGACAAATACACAATTTATTTTTCTAATAATAAAATTGCACCAAATACTTATGAGCTAACGTTACCAAGTCAAAAATGGAATAATATAGTATTTAACTATTATTCAGACAAGGCCGATTTATTTATCAATGGAAACCTAGAAAGAACGTTTAAATACGTAGATAACATGCCAATTTATTTAGCAACAGATGTGGTAGAAATAGGAAGTAAAAACGGTCTTGATGGAGCGATAAGTAATATAAGATACTATAACAATCCCTTAACAAAAACACAAATTACAAGTACGTATAATTTATTGGTAAATAAAAACCCACCTACGTTTGAAACGTGATTATCTGCAAATATAAAACCTACAAAAAACAAAATGAAAATAGATTGATGATGACAATATGTCAAGTTATTTTATAGGCTTATTTTATAAATGAATACAGTTGTCATTGTTTTAGGAATTATTATTGTTTTTTTAATCTATATTTTATATACTTATTATTCTAATTTAGCTGTAACATTGAGTCCTTCTGCTAGTTTAACAACCCAAGTGCCAGCTATTTCAAATATAAACAATCCTGGTGCATCAAGATATGCCTATGGAATATGGATTTTTATAAATTCATGGGACCCTTCTGTCCCTCATACCCTATTTGCTCGTAGTAAAAACATTGCAGTTTATCTTGACAAATCAAGTCCAACTCTTTATGTAAAAATGTTCATGGGAAATTCAACTGCTGGTGGTTGGTCAGCACCTTTACAAATTACGGACAATTTTCCTATTCAAAAATGGGTTCATGTTATTGCAAGTGTTGATAATCAATTTTTAGATTTGTATTTGGACGGTAAATTAGTGACTTCACATAGATTCCTCAATATTGATGCTACGACCAACGCTCAAGTGATGCCCATGGTTCCATCAACAGATAGTAAAGCAAATCCGGTTTATGTGGGAAATCCTACAACGTTTACTCCTGCATTCACCGATGGTACAAACGCACAAACATATGATGCATATATAACAAAGTTTAAACGCTGGGAATCAGGTCCAGTAGACCCACAAACAGCTTGGAACGCCTATATGGAGGGCAATGGGTCTAGTTCAATTTTAGGCTCTTTAGGTGCATATGGAGTAAATCTCACTGTATTAAAAAATAATGTGGAGAATTCGAAATTAGTGATTTTTTAAACCCCATATATATTTATCGACTATAATATATAGTGGATAAATATACAATATAAAAATGAATATGCAACCTCAAACTACCAATATGCCAAATATAGCAGTCCCAGAAGCAATTAAAAATGCTGGTCAAAGTTTGGGAAATTCAATTAATAGCATAAAAACTGGAGTAAACGAATCCGTTAATGGATTTTCACAACAAGCTCAAGCAGGCATAGGTGCATCTTCCCAATTTTTACAATCAAATACGATTGTTGCCAAATTTGCATTTATTATTTTAATTATCATTGTTTTTGTCTTTTTATTAGCTTTAGGAATTATGTTAATTCAATACTTTTCTGGACCTAAAACCAACCCTTATTTAATTTACGGAATGATTGATGGAACAGATGGGCATATTATTCATCAAGACCCAAATCAAGTTGATTCAGTTCCTATCAACCGTTCAAATAATCAATCTACTGGTTTAGAGTTTACCTGGTCAGTTTGGTTATATATTAATGATTTGGGCACCGACGCAAAGAATCAACTTATATTTAATAAAGGCGATTTAAATTATAACGAAAAAACTAATATTTCTAATATTAATAACGGTCCTGGACTATACCTTTCTCCTCAAAAAAACAGTCTACACATTATCATGGATACGAATGATAATACCAATACTGATCCAGCAATATTAGACATTGATAATATACCCTTGCGGAACTGGGTCCATATAGCAATTCGTGTAGAAAATACAATTTTGGACGTGTATGTCAACGGTGTAATATCAGGACGTTTAGCAATGTCAAAAGTACCAAAGCAAAACTACAATGACGTGAATGTTTGCAAAGGCGGTGGATTCATGGGTAAACTTTCCAATCTTCGTTATTATGGATATGCATTAAACGTATTTGAAATAAATGGAATTGTTGCATATGGACCAAATTTAAATCCTAGTGGATTAAGTACTACTAGTGGTGCAGCAACTGGTAATTACGCATATTTATCAAACACTTGGTATTCTACAAAACTATAATCCAATATTTAATGCAATTATAATATAATAGACTCCTCATCATATTATAAATGGCCAACATTTTGAATTTGACAAATCTTTGTCTTCAACGGAAACAACAAATGTTGTTTAATATCCCTCCTTCTAGAAATGAACTTCAACCGTCGCCCTATATTTCAGTTGCAGGAGAACCATCTTTTACAAAGGACCAGTTAGACATGCGTAGAAAGGCCGAAATATTAAAATACAAGAGTAACAAATCAAGTGGTCAAACCAATAATCCAACAAGAAAAGAAAAGTTTGCTCAAATTTCTAGGGCTCGTTATGAAGGCAACGTCTTGTTTTGTCCTCAGGATATATCGATTCCAACATTAACAAGTGCATCTGGTGTTCCAGGACCTATTGTTTATTTGGTCAACGATAACAAAGTGCCGTTGTACAATTATGTAACAAATGTAGATTCAAAGGGAATAATAAATGTAACAAACAATAATAATTATTCGACAATTTTTGTACAAAATGCCCCGGTTTATTCAAACACACAAACCGCTCTTGTCTCACTATATATTCGGAATAATAACAATATATCACTTAGGTCATTTAATATTAATACCCCATTTGGAATATACATTAAAGGGAATAACATTTCTACTACAGGCCTACTTAGTTTTGCTGTAAAAATAACGACTATTACTACAATTGCTTATTATAGTGGTAGCCAAGTAATAACAGTAGGTGGTGTCCCTACCTATTCTTATTCGGTTCAAGAAATTCCGATTCAGTTGACTTTGAAACCGACTGACAATGTTTCTACGTTTAATTATTCCGCGTTTGTTAATTTAGGAAAGTTACTATTGTCTAATATTAATTTATTTACTCAGAATGGATATATTTACGATATAAAAGTCGAATTTTTGTCTACTATAGATACGACCAACTCAAATATTACAAATAATAGTAGTGCAACTTTATACATGAATTTATCGAGTGATTTTCACCAAAGTATAAAAAACAAAATAAATCCTTTATCAGGAACACCAATAGCATATAACTGCACGATAGATAGCGGAATTTCTTCAGATGCTTATTCATCACCATCGCTTTTTGTATAAAAGTTATATTGTAGTCAAATCAAACTCATATTCTTCTGCACGATTAATCATCCAATATGCCATGTATTCGAATTTTGATAGTAGATTTTCTTTCTCTATTTCATATTTTTTGCGTAGATTGAGGTTTGTTTTTAAATGATGGGAATGAAAAAATAAGGTATCTAAAACAAATTCCGGATATTTTAATTGAGCAATATCTTGGAAGCCGTCTTTTTGCTGAGAAAAATTAGCATTCAAACACTTCATCTTCAATAAAATATCTTTATATTTTTGTCTATCGAATGTCGATATTTTTCCATGGCTATTTGGTACAAAGTTGCGTATCCATTCCAATTCCGTTAAAAACGTTCGTTCCAACCCTCCGCACAAATCATGCCGTTTTTTTAAAATTTCATTATATTCATCTATTTTATTCTTTATTTCATCGATAGAAACAGACTTGTCATCTTTGTATTTTTTAAACAAATTATTTATAATTAGTTGCTGAGTCGAAAGGCGAATCGAATCACTCAATTCTAACCTTAACGCTTCTAATAATGTATCTGGTATAACTTCCATAGAATATGTTCCGCCGCGAACATTTTCAAGTCCATATTGTTTCATATTTTTTTTCACATAACAATCGACTTCACAAAAATCATGAACAGTGACTTTATGTACGATTCCTAACGGCGGATTTTTTTTTACAAAATCAAACAATAATTGGCACTGTAACATAATAGTTGCACTATTGTCGTTTTCGTTTATTAACATATCGGAAGTTTCGGGAAATGTAAATAAAAAAAGTTTTTGGTTCTCCAATTCTAAATAATATAATACAAATGGTTGACTTTCCATAATAATATAAACAGCATCCGCATTTTTTATATTATTTACACCGATGAAGAATATTATTCTCGTACTGGTTTTAATGAAGGTTGCATATTATTCGTATAGGTAGGATTCAAGCACATCTTTTGCGTAGGAAATACTTGGCCAGATAAACATTTATCCTGGTCGGTCACTTCTATGCAGCCACGACGACCTTCATATTCACCTACTAAACACCACTGTGTTTTTGCAGAAGAAATTGGCTTTTGAATAGGGTTAGTCGTAGTATCAGGTTTAGGCTCGTCGATGACTGTTTTTTTTACTGCTTCATTAATCGTTTTTTCGAGATCGATGGGGCCTGATGGATTTCCTGAGCTCGCCTTAATAAATAAATCACCTAATGAATGAGCTGCTCCTCCTGCAATATCGATTCCTGTTTTACTAACATCTGTAACAACATCCGCGGTTTTATCAATAACTGTGCCGGTTGTATAGCCAAACGTCATTAATATTCTTGAAACAAAAGGAGCAAATACCACATTTACACGTTGAATAAAATCACCACCTATATTTAATAAGTTTATTCCTAAAAAGGAAAAAAGGAGCAGTAATAATAATATCAAAATGAGACCGTTTTTATCACTAAACATGTTTGATGTATTGTTTGATGTTACTGGTTGATTTGTATTTGTATTATCCATGTGAAGCGTTATATATTATAGCATTCTATTTTTTTGTTAATCTATCGAATAGAAATGGAAAAATACAAACTATAGAAACCAAAAAACCTATTTAGAGATTCGTTTGCATCTATCTTATAAATTATCGTTTTATAGTAAAATGAGTTTTTTTAACTTTATCGAGACATTCTTTTTTATAAGTTTAGGAATTACATTTGTATTAATTTTATTATTAGTCTATCACTTTAAGCAACGTATGAATGGGCTAGAGCAAAAATGTGATACGATGTTTGAGATAATAAATAATGTAGTTAAAGAATTGACTATTTTGCGTAATATTCAGCCACGGCATTATGACATGAACACTTTTTCAAATATAATTAATTCTAGTCATATGACTAATTCTTTTGAATTGGAAGAGAAAAAGGTAGTTGTTTCTGATAATGAGGACGAAGACGAAGATGACGATGATGATGATGATGATGAAAGTGGCAGTGAATTTGATACAGATGATGAAGATGATATTGAGGAGCAAGAGCAAAAGACAATTAAGATTGTTAACGTTAATATTGAAGACAACATTGATATCGAAGAGCTACACAATGATTTAGAACATGAAGATGAGGAAAAGGATGAAGATGAGGAAAAGGATGAAGATGAGGAAAAGGATGAAGATGAGGAAAAGGATGAAATTATTGAACCATTTGAAGTAGAAGAAGTTCACATAGAAAAGGTAGAATCAATTATAAATAATGAAGTAGTAGACCAGGACGAATCTGTAAATTCAACCGGAAATAAAGATGTATATCGTAAAATGACGTTATCTGCATTGAAGACATTAGTTATTACGAAGGGACTATGTAGCGATGCAAGTAAACTAAAGAAACCTGAGTTATTAAAATTATTAGAAGACGAGGCGTAAATTTTAGCATAACCAGAAACATAAAATAAAATTATTCGTTGAATAATTTGATTTCATAATATATAGCCGATGATTTCCTATCAACCAGAAAATATTAAATCAGCCTACCCTATTATAAAAGAAACTATTCCCCGGTCTTCTTTAGGCTATAATACTAATAATAAATATCCAGAATTCCCACCGCTCATGAGCGATGGCCGGGCAATAATTGGTTCTTGGCAACCTGAATCTACAATTAACAAAGAGTTGATTGAATCAAATAATATTAAATCAAATTGGGAATATCGCAAATATTTACAGCAAAACTCACAACAAATTATGGAGTACAATTTTCGCGAGTCATCTAATGACGTTGGGTATTTTAAACGGCCTATTGATGTCCCTTCTATTCAATCTAATGCTGCAAATGGGATCAGATTAACGCCTTTTTTATATTCTTCTGTTTTAGACAATTCTAAACCAATTGGATATGCATCTAGTGATTTAAAAACAGTTTATTTAACTAGAGAACAGTTAGAGTCTCGTAAGATTTCTCCAGTAATAACACAAGACAAATTATTAGAGAAGAAATCTACGAATAAATAAACAATTATCGTTGAAAAAAACAATATATAAAATCTACTATATATATTGTTATTATGCTTTTCGATTTACATTTAATCAAAAGACTATTGACTGGAATTGATATTTGCGGCGTTTTACATATAGGAGCTCATGAGTGTGAAGAGATGAAATTTTACAGAAACTACCTTAACCTTCTTCCCGCGAATATCATTTGGGTCGAAGCAATGGAAAATAAGGTTGCAGAATTAATTGAAAAGGATATACCTAATGTTTATAATGCAGTGATTACCGATAAAAATGATGACATAGTCTTTTTTAATGTAGCAAATAATGGCGAGTCGTCAAGTGTGTTAGATTTTAATACACATGCCACTCAACATCCAGATATAAAATTTATAGATAAAATCCAGAAAACAACGATTACTGTAGACTCTTTTTTTGAAAGAAACAAACTCGACGCATCTAAGTGTCATTTCTGGAATATTGATATTCAAGGTGCAGAATTAATGGCACTTAGAGGAAGTAAGAATTCTATCAAACATGCTAGGGTTATTTATTTAGAAGTTAACAAGGAAGAGTTATATAAAGGGTGTGGCTTAATTAATGACATTGACTTGTTTTTATCTGAGAGCGGGTTTGAAAGGGTTTCGACTATTTTTACTTCCCATGGATGGGGTGATGCTTTGTATATTCATTCAAATTTAATAAATGATTCAATTCGTAATTACATGAACCATCCTACTATCAAGATACCCTTTGCAAATAAACAACTTTACGAATTTACGTTTTATCAGTATTTTAAAAACCAGTTTAACATAATATTTGACGTAGGTAGCCAAGATAATTCTATTTATCGTGATTTTCAGGGAGACGTTCATTATTTTGAGCCAGTAGGTAAATTATTAGAACAATTGTCTGGTTCTTTTAAAAAGAACAAAACCAGTAAATTTAATAATTTTATGTTATCCAATAAAACACAGGGCGATTTCCAAAGACTGAACTATGAAAATATAAGCCCTTTATTAAAAACGGGAAAGGAGTATATGATAGAGAACCAAATATCAAATATAGATTTATTGAAAATAGACAATTGTTTCAAGTTAATTAACATTCTTTTTGGATTTCAAGAATTATTGAAAAATGTGAAAATAATACAGTTTACCTGGTTTGATAATGAGTTTATACCATTTATCCATATAATCAATTATTTAAAGCTACAAGGATTTGCTAATTTTGCTTATCTTAATGAAAACGGCCCCGAAGCAATTGTTGATTTTAGTATGTGTTTTGAATATTGTACAATTGTTTGCATTCAACCTAAAAGTAGTGGTTGAACTTACCGCAATTTTTATCGTTCTGCTTTAAAAAAATAAAACTCCTTGATTATAAAAAGCAAATCTATGAAAATAATCAGTTTTGATGTTGGAATTAAAAACATGGCTTATTGCATTCTTACAAAACCCCCAGAAACCAATTATATTCAAATATCTGATTGGAATGTTCTCAATTTGATGGACGAAGAAGTGCCGGATTATCGATGTAATTTTATTATCCCGCCCAAAGCAAAAAAATCCAAGGGACCCACAATACCTATAAGACATTGTAGCAAGGTAGCAAAATACCAAAAAAATACCAATTGTTTTTGCGAAAAACATGCCAAAAACGGTCCTTTTTTAATTCCCACAAAACAAATGTCTACGGGTTCTCTGAAAAAAATGAAAATGGATGAACTTTTATCATTTGCTCAATCAAATCACGTATCTGAGAACCAAGATTCTCTCTTAAAAGATATGAAGAAGGCAGAATTGCTAGAAAAAATCATGGTGTTTTTTAATGAGAGATGTTATGAACCAATTATTAAAAAAAAGGTTATGGGGGCAGGTGAGATAGATTTAGTAAAAATTGGTAGGAATATGAAAATTGCATTACATAAGGTTCTCGAAACTCATCAAACTATTAGTCATGTCGTGATTGAAAATCAAATATCACCTATAGCAAACCGAATGAAAACAATACAAGGCATGTTAGCACAATATTTTATTATGAATGATGATAATACACGTATCGAGTTTGTATCTTCTGCAAATAAATTAAAACAATTTACCCCCCGACTTGTCAAATTAGAAAACACACTACTTACGGAGTCAAATTTAGTTACCAATGTATGCGAAAAACCAATAAAAAACAATAACTATAAACAGCATAAATCAGATGGTATAAATTACTGTTCTCAAATTCTAGAAAAAAATCTTCCTTTTCATTCTTGGAGGGAATCTATGAATACAAAAAAGAAGGACGATTTAGCAGATTGTTTTTTACAAGGATTATGGTATTTGAAAAATAAAAATATAATAACCTATGCGGATGATTTAAAAATAAATATTGTATAAATATCATAATACATGGAAATTATCGATCTTGGATTGAATGATTTAGAACCCGTTTCTCTCAATTTTAATGAAAATAAGCCGAGTGTAAATTTTGGAGGCGGAATTGAATTTTTGATGAATGATAAAAAAAAGTCCAGTTCGAATGGTATGAATTTAAATTTAGGGGAATTAGACAGCTTGGAACAGGAATTAAATGATTTGACTGGACAAGGCCACGGACAAGGCAACGGACAAGGCAACGGACAAGGACAGAGTACAAATATTTTTGCTGGTGCAAGTAGTGGAGACACAAAAACATTCACTGGCTTTGCCGCTAATTTATTTGGTCTAAGTTCCAATTCTGAACAGGCGGCAAAACCAATTCATGTTGAAGATGAGTTAAATGATTCAAATTTAGGTAATGCAACGAGAGAGAGTATTGGAAATACGAAAACCTGGGATGGCTACTCTAAGGTCAGTGATGCTAATATAGGCAGTGCATCTTCATCTTCATCAGCTAAAATGAATGACCGTGAACGCCGTCGTAAGAAGAGAATGATGATAAAGAAATTAGAGGAATGGTACGAAAAAGGATTGTCAAAACAAAACTCTCATTTCAATCTCGATTCGCCTTATGAAGAAGTAGAAGACGAATATGAAAGTGCGATGGAAGATAAACGCAAGAAGGATAGCATTAAGCTTCAGGGTTGGTGGTTTATGACATTTATCAATTCTATGGAATATGCAAATGCAGCATTTAATCCCTTTGACCTTAATTTGGATGGCTGGGGAGAACAAGTAAGCGAAGATTTAGATAGTTATGAGGAGATTTTTTCAGAATTACATGATAAATATAAGGGTGGAAAATTAGCCCCCGAGGTATCCCTGCTTTTACGCGTTGCTTTTAGTGCTGCGGTGTTGAACTTTTCCAATAAAGCATTATCTAGTGCTACCCCTGCATTTAATGATGTAATTAAACAAAGCCCAGAGTTAATGAAAATGTTTACAAACGCCACTGTAAATAGCATGAGTCAAGCTTCTCCCGGATTTGCAATGGCCAATAACTTGATGCAGGAGCAAAATAATCGTCCCCGTGGACCACCACCTCCTGCACCTGTAGAGACAAAGAATCAAGCTCCGCCGCCTAGACCTGGTTCAAGTATGGCTTATACGGAAGCACCAGGAAACCGTCCTGACCTAAATGCAGGACGCGGAACTATGTTTTATGAGGAGGGTATCGAAATTAATAGTAATTTTAGAGATATAAATCAACAACAAACAGTTCGACCTATTTCTGTACCGCCAACACCCCAAAATCCCAGTGCTATGCAACAGCAGCAAGGTCGTGCTGAAATGAGAGGGCCTCAGACTACCGACATAGATAATATTTTGTCTGGACTAAAGACACGCAATATTAATATTCAGGAAGCTACGGTAGAAGACGATTCTATGATTTCAATTAGTTCTTTGAGAGATTTACAGAATAGTAATATGCCAAAGCGTAGTCGCAGGAAGAATGGGTCTGCAAAGAATACAATCGCACTTGATATTTAAAAACAAAGTAAAGAATAATAAAAATTAGGAAAAAAATAATTATCACTTCAATAATTATTTTTAGTTACGAATTGTTCGGTGAAATTGACAAAAATTTCTTACATAATTTATCGATTTTTACTATATCCGCAGGTCTATCACCCCAACTACGATTTCGATAAAAAACACATTCTTGTTCAATTTCGTCTTCACTTGGCTTTTGACAACAATTACATCCTACATGTAAAGCATTATATTTCATATACTTATCAGTATTATTGAATATATCTGGGTGATATTTTCTAATATATCGACCAAAAGACACATCATCTATAATATCATATTCAAAACGATCATCATATTTACACATATCCTCCACTATGTCTTTTGAAAAAATAATACTAGTGCCCTGTATATAATAAACCCCGTACATTCGTTTATCTTTTCCCCAATTACATTTTAACACATGTCCTCCTCCATAATATTTTGAAGGAGGAACTTGAGCTAAAAATTTACCCAATAGGTCTATATTAATAAAGGTAGATATATTAGTTCGCACTAGAAAATCAAAGTCGCCATCATGGGTTTTTATTATAGATTTCATAGCTTCTACGGTCTTTTTTAAAATACCCATTAATCCTTCTTTACCTTGAACATAGATCATGTTTTTTTCTTCACAGATTTCGATAGGTTCTGTTTGATTTTCTCGGAATTGTGTAAAATAAAATATCACGTTTGTGAATTTGCGATAATAATTTTGTAAAAGAGGGAATATCTTATCATAAACCGGGCCAGGTGAAAAAATAATCAAAATACAGATTTTTTTTGTGCTTTGTCCATTATCCATTATATATAATATAATAAAAGCCTATTTTATTATATTTTAGGTAACTAAATGTTTATTTTTACTCACTGCCAAAAAATGCTCCCTTTCCAAGGTTAAAATCGTTAAGTCGAGTTATAATATCATTTTTATTCTTCATAATTTCCTTTATCAAATCCTTAATAGAAATCATTCCAATAAATTCCTCATTTTTATCATCAATAATTAACAAATGGCGAATATCCTTAAACATCATTTTATTCATACAGGTCTCCAAAGTATCATCTTGTCTCGCAATAATAATCTGTGGCCCATAGGTACATATATCCTTTACCTTCATTGAATTGGCGTCTTTATGCAAAGAAGCAACTTTTGTAATATAATCACGTTCAGAGCATACGCCGATTACCTTATTGTTTTTATCCGTTACTGCTAAACAGCCAATATTAAATGCTGTAAAACGCGTAACTGCTTCCTTTACTAGCCTATCCTCATTTATTTTGAAATCAATCTTATGATAACAGCTGTTTTGAAAAACATTGACTGCGGATACAGTATTTTTTATAGATGAAAAATTGCGACGACAAATAGTAGGTAATATACGTGAGGCAAACATATAGTACTAATAATTACATAATATTTAAATAGTTTTACGCAAATATTTTATTGACAGCATTCTATGTGATGAAAAAAGGTCAATATTTAATTTATACAAAAGAATTCATAGCTTTATTCCCGTTATGTTTGGCTATCTTCTTTTGCCCTTTTATTTGCTAGATATCTTGCAGTCGAATCCTTTCTTTTTTGTTTATATTCTTGGTTTGTTGCGTAATTTTGTCGGGCTGCCACGGCCTTGGGATTTGTGCTATAAACTCTTTGCGTTCTCTTCTTATTCGAACGGACTACAACATCGAGCATATTTGCACCAGAAATTGGCTGGACAACCTCAACTTCCTTTTCCTGAAGATTGGAAAAGGCATCCTTCATCATAGTAAATACGGCCAAAACGCGGTCCCTCAAAATCTTAAACTTCTTGCTATTGGCAATTAATGTCTCAACATCACAGCCATCTTCGCATATGAAGCCAAACCCCTCGCGTTTCGGATTTACACGCTCTTCCGTAAATATATCGTGAAGGTGTTTTTCAAATTTCCTCATATCTGGACATTTAAACGAAGCAATTACATGAAACCCCATAAATACGCCTGCATTATTTGATATTTTAGAAGCCCTGCTTTTTGGCTCATTTTTAGTATACCCTATTTTTAACATATGAGGCATGGTTACGTTTCCCATTAAATAAATATCACCTTCGCCATCGGGTGCGATTTCAAACAACTCCTCTTCACTGTCGCTCATCTTATTTATGTAGTCGCTCATCGCATTAATTCGTTTTTATTCTGACAAAGGTTAAAAAGTTTTAAAATCAATTTTTTATTACGGTCTAAAATTTGTTGACGATTTCTACGCATCCTTGTACATTTGCAACATTTTTGCTTTTTGCTCTGTATAATCTACCATTGGTTTTGGATAATCCACCTGTTTATACTTTGGATCCATCCAAACATCTGCCCATTTGTGAATATCTTTTGGGTCGACATCTGCCAATTCGGGCACCCATTTTTTGATAAATTCACAGTTTTTATCAAAGTTCTCTTGTTGTATCCACGGATTCATATCACGGAAATAAGGTTTCATATCTACACCTGTTCCACTAATTCCTTGCCATCCACCATTATTAGAAGCAACATCATAATCTGTTAAGCGTTGGGCAAAATATTTTTCACCTAATCGCCAGTCATGTAAGAGCGTCTTTATCAAAAAACTCGCTACGGTCATTCGCCCACGATTATGCATATATCCCGTCGTATTTAATTGACGCATACATGCATCGACAATAGGAAATCCGGTTTGACCAATCTTCCACTTTTCAAAAGCCACCTTACTAGTTTGCCATTTGATATGACGATACCTTGGCTGATAAGATTTCCCCACAACTTCTGGATAAGAATAGAGAACATGAGCAAAAAATTCACGCCAAATAAGTTCTCTTGTCAGACCGTGACTCGTATGTCGAAATGTTTGATATGCTTCGCGAACAGATATGCAGCCGAATTTCAAATAGGCAGACAGAAACGTAGTGTTTTCAATAAAAAAATCGCGTTTGGCATCATATTTATGTTGGGTTTTTGCAACCAATTTCAAACGTAAAAGACCAGCAGCCCTACCACCATGCACTAAGATATCCACGTTTGGTTTTGTAAATGCTTTTAGAGCATGTTCCAAGGTTATGGCATTCGACATTGCTTTTGTAGTTTTCGTAAAATTCTTTATTTTTTTCGAAGTAGGTGCGTCTACTTTTTTATGCACGACGGCTTCATAAAAGGGAGTATATTTTTTATAAGCAGTCTTTCCACCACTTAGTACAGTTCCGGGTTCAAACAAATAATAATCCGAGAACATCTGACAGTCAATTTTCAATGATTCGCATAACTTTACGGTTTCCGACTCTCTAGTGACAGCATACGGCGTATAATCTTTATTGAAAAAAACAGCATTAATATCTAGTGCCTTGGACAACATTTTTATAACATCAGATTGTTTGCCGTAAAACGTCATCAAATCTCCACCGTCTGCTCTAATATTCTGTTTTAAATCATTCAAGCTTTCGATCATAAATTGTACAGAATTTTCACTTTTAAATGAATTCGCTTTTCCAACTTGGTCAGGCGTAAATATAAAACATGTATAGAGTTTTTCACACAGTTCAGAAGCAGCTAATAGTCCTACATTATCGACGATTCTAAAATCTCTATGAAAGATAAATAATCCGGTTTTTTTCATAAATCTGTAAATGTATAAATGTATAAATAATACGGGTTAATATATATAAATATAGTATATTAATATTTATATAGGTGCTTCGTACATATTATGAAAATAATTGATTGTTTTACTTTTTACAATGAGCTCGATTTATTGCGTTATCGATTGGCTATTTTAGACAGCTATGTAGATTATTTTATATTAGTAGAGGCCACCCATAGTCACACAGGTATAGAAAAATCATGTACCTATGATGATTATAAAGAGCTTTTTGAAGAATATCAAGATAAAATAATCCACATTATCGTAGATGACTTACCGTTCAAACAACCCAACATCAATATTTCTAAAAAACAGCAATGGGATAACGAAATTTTTCAGCGTAATTGTATTCAACGCGGCATAAAACAAGTAAAATCGAGGCACGGTATTTTAGAGGATGATGTATTGCTTATTTCAGATGTTGACGAAATTCCTGATCCTGAAACACTTGCTTTAATTAAAACGGGTGAAATAAAGATTGATATTCAGCAGCTAGTTCAAGACTTTTATTATTATAACCTTACGTCAAAGATGGCAGAAAAGTGGTGTTTTGCCAAAGCAGTTTCCTATAAAAAATATCTTGAGCTAAACATACATTTTCATGATATCCGTATGTATAATCGCACAAATGATTGTGAAAAAATAGAGAAGGGTGGTTGGCATCTCAGTTATTTTGGTGATAAATATTTTATACGGAATAAAATCCAGAATTTTAAACACCAGCAATTTAATCAAGAGAAATATACGGATTTGGATAAAATAGAAGAGCGAATGAATGCGTCCATTGATTTGTATGAAAGGCCAGGGGTAAAACTAAATAAAAAATCGACTGGCGATAATGACTATTTACCACCTTCCTATTCAAGTTATTTAAAAAATTATATTACGTAAAATATGTAATAAAAAAGATATAAAACAATTGGAATATAATAATATATTATGGCGGACTTTTATGAAAATTTGCTAAATTCCATAACTGATTTATTTAAAAACAAAATAGAAGAGGGCAAGAAATTGTTCATGCAATCCAAAGTTGTATCGACTTTTTTGCCTTTCTTGTTTGCTTGGCTATCTTGGTTCATAAAAAAAACTGAATCTGTAAAAACGACCATAAAGCAATTTTACAATACAAATCGAGTTTTTAAAGCATTTGTTGATAAGCTTGTTTATTGTGGTAAATCAGCAAGTTCACTTTTTTTACAGTATCGAATTGAGCCATTTCAAACAAATTGGATATGTGTGTCCGTATTATTAAAAAAGAACCCGATTGTTTTTTTAAGCGATGAGTTTGAATATCTAGAAACCTATGATTTTATCAGAGAACAAGCAAACACTAGGTCGGTTGAAACATATGTGGATGGTTTTGTTGATTCTTACAACACGATTAATTCGATTCTTCATAGTTCACCAAACATGGGAGAGGGCATGGTGACGATGAAGATAGGCGATCAATATATTAATCATATTTACCCTTGTGAAGAAGAAGGAGAAATCTCAGTAGAATTCCCTCTTGTTTCATGTAATTTTTACTTTTTAAGTGTTAAATATACACACCCTCTTATGGATGATGTGATTTATATTGATATCGACAAGAATTATTTTTATAACGGAAATAAGATATTATCACCACTTTTTATAAAAAAATATTTGGATCATCAGCGTTTCAATTATCACTTTGATATGGATTATGTAGTGGAAATAATTGATAATGACGTAGAAACATTTTCTTTGACTAGCAATCAATATATTCTGCTTGGTGAATCAAGATATTCAATCGTAACTAAAAAAAGGGTATAAAGATTTTTTACATTTGTATAGTACGGGCGTAATCGTTATATGGATACAGTGAGTATTTCCACCCAACAACATTCTCTGCTTGGTAAATGGAATTTGTATTACCATTTACCACAGGACAAAAATTGGGAATTATCTGGTTATACAATTATCATGAACGATATTAATACTGTCGAAAAGGTAATTTCCTTGAACGAAATTTTACACGAAAATATTGTAAAAAACTGTATGTTGTTTGTTATGCGGGAAGGCATTACGCCCATGTGGGAGGACCCACACAATCGGAATGGTGGGTGTTTTTCTTATAAAGTAATAAATAAGAGTGTTCCTGAAGTATGGAAAAATTTATTTTATTTATTATGTGGCGAATCACTCTGTGAAAATTCAGAGCAAATGAAACATGTGAATGGGATTACAATTTCACCAAAGAAAAATTTTTGT